CTCTTCCACATCGGAGGGCCGAATGAGCCTCGCCGCCACCACCGAAACGGGACGGTTGGCCACCCTCAAGGCGCTGCGGGACCGCCTGGCCTCCGACCTCGACCTGTGTGCCTCGGCCCGCGACGTGGCCTCGCTGTCGCAGCGCCTCATGGACGTCCTGGTCCAGATCGACGAGCTCGGCGGCGGCGTCAAGTCCGCGGAGAAGAAGACGGGGCTCAGTGACTTCGAGAAGCGCCTCCGCGACCGCGAGCAAGCCAAGAATCCGCGTCGCTCCAAGAGCGGCTAGCACTTATGGCGACATCGCCGGTGATTTCGCTGGCGACTACGAGCTCCGTCCCGACGACTGGCAACAGGTCATCCTCAACGACTGGCTCGCCGTGGCGGGTGGTCGATGGGCTTCGCTGACATGCGGCCTCTCCGTCCCCCGACAGAACGGCAAGAACGGCGTCCTCGAGATGCGGGAACTGTTCGGGATGGTCGGCCGTGGCGAGAAGTTCGTCCACACCGCCCACCAGGTCAAGACGGCGCAGAAGCACTTCCGCCGCCTCAAGCACTTCTTTGGCAAGAAGGTTGATGACCCCTCCGCTCAGTTCCCCGAGCTCAACGCTCTGGTGGCTGAGTTGCGGAACGTCAACGGCCAGGAAGCCATCTACCTCCACAATGGCGGCTCAGTCGAGATCGTCGCCCGCTCGCAGGGCTCCGGTCGTGGCTACACCGTCGACGTGATGGTGTGCGACGAGGCGCAGGACATGAGCGACGACGACCTCGAGGCGCTGCTGTCCACCACCTCATCAGCTCCCGGACGAGACCCCCAGTGGATCTACACCGGCACTCCGCCGGGCCCCAAGGCCAACGGCGAGGTCTTCACCCGGATCCGCACCGAGGCGCTCAGCGGCAAGGCGAAGCGCCACTGCTGGCACGAATGGTCATGCGAAGCTGACGTCGATCTCGACTCAACAGACGCCTGGCGCGCTGCCAACCCGGCCCTCGGCGGCCGGCTCCTCTTCGAGATCGTCGAGGGTGAACGCTCGAACCTCTCCGACGAGGGGTTCGCTCGGGAGCGTCTCGGCATGTGGTCGTCGGCGTCCACCTCGCACATCATCGACGCCGAATCATGGGCAATGGTGGCCGACCCGGCGTCAATGCCCATCGAACGCCTCGCACTCGGCATCGAAGTAGCCCCCGACCGCTCAGTGGCTTCCGTGGCCCTCGCCGGCGAGCGCGCCGACGGTGTCTGGCATGTCGAACTCGACGAGCAGCGATCCGGCACTGGCTGGATCGTCCCTTGGGTGGCAGCACGCTGTGAGCGCAACAACATCCGCGCCGTCGTCGTCGATCAGCTGTCGCCGGCTGCTTCGCTGCTCGACGACTTCGCCAAGGCGAAGGTGAAGGTCACGACGACATCGGGCGCCGAGCTCGCCAACGCCTGTGGCCAGTTCTACGACGGCGTCATGGACGCCCGCCTCCGCCACACCGACCAACCCCAGGTCAACGTGGCGCTCTCCGTCGTCAGCAAGCGGCCTCTCGGCGACCGTTGGGTGTGGAACCGCAAGACGGCGAACGCTGACATCACCCCGATCGTCGCCGAGTCTCTGGCGCTGTGGGGTTCGCAGGCAGCCACGGTGAAGCGTGCTGGTGGCCGACGCTCGAGTGGCAGGAAGGCGGTGGTGATGTGAACGAGTCGATCACCATCCCTGGCCTCTACGTCGACGAGAACGACACCCTGAACCGGCTCATCGAGCAGCTGGCCGCCAAGACCCGTCGCAATCTCCTGCGGGCGTCGTACTACGACGGCAAGCGCGCTATCCGCCAGATCGGTAGCGTCATCCCGCCGCAGTACGCCCGCCTCGGCATCGTGCTCGGCTGGTCCGCCAAGGCCGTCGACATCCTCGCCCGCCGCTGCAACCTCGACCGCATCGTTTGGCCCGACGGCGACCTCGACAGCCTCGGCATGACCGAAGTGTGGGAAGGCAACAACCTCTCCGCCGAGATCTCCTCGGGGCTGGTGTCGTCGCTGATCCACGGCGTGTCGTTCCTCATCAACACTCAGGGCGACCCCGCCGCCGGCGAAGTTCAGTCCCTCATCCACGTCAAGGACGCCACCTACGCGACGGGGGAGTGGAATCCGCGCCGGCGCCGCATGGACAACCTGCTGTCGGTCACCGGCGTCACCCAGACCGGGAACCTGGCGAGCTTCGTGCTCTACCTCGACGGCGTGACGATCAGCGCCGAACTCGACGAGAACTACAACTGGCAGGTCGATCGTTCACCGCACGCCTGGGGCGTTCCGGTGGAGCCGTTGGTGTACCGCCCTCGAGCCGGCCGTCCGATGGGCTCGTCGCGCATCTCTCGCGCTGTCATGTCGCTCCACGACCAGGCGCTCCGCACCGTGATCCGCATGGAGGGCCACGCCGACGTCTACTCGTACCCCGAGATGTGGCTGCTCGGTGCCGACGAGTCGATCTTCAAGAACCCCGACGGGACCAACAAGGCGGCCTGGCAGGTCATGTTGGGCCGCATCAAGGCGATCCCCGACGACGACGATGCCGAGAACCCCCGCGCTGACGTCAAGCAGTTCGCTGCGTCGTCGCCGCTCCCGCACATCGAACAACTCAAGCAGCAGGCCCAGCTCTTCTCCGGCGAGACCTCAATCCCGCTGACCTCGCTCGGTGTGTCCGACATGAGTAACCCGGTGTCCGCCGACTCCTACATCGCCTCCCGGGAAGACCTCATTGCCGAGGCCGAAGGCGCGACCGACGATTGGTCGCCGGCGGTGAAGCGGTGCATGGTGCGAGCCCTGGCGATTGCCAACGACACTTCTGCCGACAAGATCCACCCGACGTGGTCGACGATCCAGCCGAAGTGGCGCTCGCCGCTCTACCTCTCTCGTGCTGCCCAGGCTGACGCTGGTGGCAAGCAGCTCGCCGCTGTCCCGTGGCTCGCAGAGACCGAAGTCGGCCTCGAGCTCCTCGGCCTCGACGACCAGCAGATCCAGCGGGCCCTAGCGGACCGTCGCCGAGCAGCTGGCCGCAACGTGTTGGCCGCAGTCCTGAGCAATGCCAACGCCGAATGAGGCTCGCCAGGCGTTCGCCATCGTCACCAACAGGGCGGTAGCGGCCGCCACCAAGCTCGTGACCACGGCGACGACCGACGACCTCCTCGAGGCCATCCCCCAGATGGTCGCCTACTTCTCCGACGGCACCGCTGCCTTGGCGGCCGATCACTACGACGACCTCCGAGAAGAAGCCAACGTGCCCGGTCGCTACACGGCCGAGCCGGTGGTCAACCTCCGTGACGAGAAGATCCGGCGCGGCGTCCTGTGGGCCGTCGAACCGCTCTACCTCGCCGAACCGGTCGTCGGACTCGCCACTGAACGCCTCGCTCAAGTCGTGTCGCTCGAGACGGCACGTCCGTTTCGAGACACGATCATCACGAACCAAGCCGACGACCCTCAGGCCGTCGGCTGGCAGCGACACAGCCGCTCGAGCGGGTGCAGGTTCTGCCGGATGCTCGCGGGCCGTGGCGCTGTCTATCGGCAGGCCACTGCAAGGTTCGCATCGCACCCTCATTGCTCCTGTACGGCCGCCCCGGTGTTCTCCGGTACCGCAGGTCCAGAAGCGTCGACTTTGCAGTACATCGCCTCACAGCGGCGTCGCTCCGAGGCCGACAAAGCACGGCTGCGCGCCTACCTGGCGGCGCTGCCCGACTGATCGCCCGAGCCGAAACGGCGAGGGAACACCCGAAACGGGAGAATGCCAATGACAGCAGGAACCGACGCGCCCGCAACGGACGCGCCGTCTACCGATACGCCCACCCCCGAGACGCAGCCCAAGCCGACCGACACGGTCGAGTTCTGGAAGGCGCAAGCCCGGGAGAACGAGAAGCGGGCCAAGGCCAACGCCGACGCCGCCACTCGTCTCGCCGCACTCGAGGAGTCCCAGAAGACTGAGGCGCAGAAGCTCGCTGACGCCAAGGCTGCTGCCGAGAAGGACGCAGCTGACGCTCGTGCCGACGCCTTGCGTTGGCGCATTGCGGCCAAGCATCAGATCTCGGACGAGGACGCCGAATTGTTCCTGACCGGCACCGATGAGGTGACTCTGACGAAGCAGGCCGAACGGCTCGCCGGCAGGGTCGCCGACCAGAAGAAGACCGGCAACCGCGCCCCCAACGAGGGCAAGTCGCCACCATCCGCAGGAACCGACCCGGTGCGCGAGCTCGCTCGCAACCTGTTCGGGTCCTCTGACTCCTAGGAGAAGAGATCATGGCGACTCTCGCCACCTCAAGCCTGTCCATCCCGAACCAGATGCTCGACACGTTCCTCGGCCAGATCCAGTACGGCTCCGCCGTCGCTGCGCTGTCGAACCAGATCCCGATGAAGTTCGGGACGGGCCAGACCATGACGTTCAACATCGGCGAGGCCGAGTACGTCGGTGAGGGCGCCCAGAAGGGTGCGTCGACGATCACGCCGACGACCAAGACGGTCACCCCCAAGAAGTTCCACAAGACCCTCCGGTTCAACGAGGAAGTCCTGTGGGCCGACGAGGACTACCAGATGGGTGTCGTGCAGGACATCCTCGACCAGATCGCGCCGGCTTTGGCCCGCGCCCTGGACTTCGGTGTGTTCCACGAGATCAACCCGACCGGCGGCGCTGTCGTCGCCGCGATGAACGGCGGCCTCACCGACACGACGAACACCGTCGAGATCGCTGCGGCGGCGCCGTACACCTACCTCGACGCCGCTGACGCCCTCGTCCTCGCCGACGGCTACGTCCCCCGCGACGTCGCCCTCGACCCGTCGTGGGCTTCGGCCTTCTCGTCCCGTCGGGGCACCAACAGCGAGGTGAAGCTGTACCCCAACTTCACCCTCTCGACCGGCGTGTCCGAGCTCGACGGCCACCGCGCCTCGGTGTCGAACACGGTCGGCGCCATCGGCGTCGCTGCCGTGGCCACCACGGTCAAGGCGTTCGTCGGCGACTTCTCGGCGATCCGCTGGGGCATCCAGCGCCAGGTCGGCCTCGAGCGGATCGACTACGGCGATCCCGACGGCGGCGGCGACCTCAAGCGTCAGAACCAGGTCGCCTTCCGCGCTGAGGTCGTCTACGGCTGGGGCATTGCGGACCTCAACGCCTTCGCCAAGGTCATCGACGCCGTCTGATCCTGAGGAGGAACCAACATGGCAAAGAGTGACGCCCCCAAGACCACGAAGCTGGTCTTCTCTGCCGGCAACGGCGACCAGGTCAACGTGACCGTGGCCGACGATGACGAGGCTGTCGAACGCCTCGTTGCTGGCGGCCTCTTCGCGAAGGCCAGCTCCCGCCGCACCAGCGGCGACAAGTAACGGAAAGGAGGGGCGGCCGTGGCTGTAACCCCCGACACGATCGCGGTCGCTCTCGGCCGCCCCTCCGTCTCCGCTACCGAAGAAGCGCAGTGGTCGATGTGGATCGACGATGCGCTGATGCTGATCGAGGCCCGCGCCGCCGTCCTCGACATCACCGATCCGTTGGATCCGGCGAAGCTCGACTATGTGGTTCGTGAAGCGGTGGTGGCGCATGTCCGCCGCCCTGACGATTCCACCCAGGTCACTCACTCCGTCAACGACGCATCAGTGACGCGGACCTTCCGCTCGAGCCGGGGCCGCATCGAGATCCTCGACGAGTGGTGGGTCCTGCTCGGGTTGACGTCGGCGCAGACCGGCATCTTCTCGATCGACACCGCCTACGGCGCCGGCGTCCACGCCGACATCTGCGCTCTCAACTTCGGGTCTACGTACTGCTCGTGCGGTGCTGACCTGACGAACTACGCCTACCCGCTCTGGGAAGTGGACTGGTGACCGACGACGCCTTCGTCTTCCCCCACGGCGAGCCCGTCACCATTCACACGGCAACGGTGACCGAGGATCGCTACGGCAACGAGACGTCGACCTGGACCGCCGGCACCACCTACGAACGGTGCGTCATCTCCCGCCGCACCTCCGACGACCTCACCGACAGTGGCCGTCAGGGCGTCGTCGTGGGGCTCTCGGTGTTCCTGCCCTACCCCGAGGCGCAGATCAGCCCACACGACCGCCTAGAGGTGCGTGGCGACCTCTACGAGATCGTTGGCGAGCCCTACCTGTACCACCACGCCATGACCGGCTGGGAACCAGGCATCGGCGTCGCTGTTACTCGCGTTACGGGCTAGCCCCCGCCAGACCCTGCCGGCGTCACTTCGATCTCGGATTCGCCGACGATCTTGACCTCGTAGTCGTTCCAGGCGGCGTTCCCGTTGGTGGCCGTGTACGGCGCCCGGCAAGGGAACTCCCACCCCATTTCGGTCGACGCGGGCGCCTCGCAGATCACTTCGTCGGCGTCCTGATCTTGGCGGATCTGCTGCTGGGCAGCGACCCGGAATTGGTCGCCGTCCCACGCTTCGCTTCCACCGCCATCGCCGCCGCATCCAACCAGCAGCAGCCCTGCTGCCGCTCCCACCGTCCACATCAAGTTCCGCATGAGGAGAGACAGTAATGAGCACCAAGGATTCTGCAACCGATAACGCGACGACCACCACGAGCAAGGCCGCCAAGAGCGCCCCTCGCCTCGTCGGTGTTCCGCCGCTGCCGGCCGAGCCGACGCTGAAGGCCGGCCCCGGCCAGAAGGTTGTCACGTCGCCCACCGGCACGAAGTCGGTCGTTGACGACGAGGCCGTCGAGTCGCTCAAGACGCAGGGCTACCGCGTCGGTGGCTGACAGCGTCAAGCTCGTCTCCAAGGGGATGCGCGAGCTGCTCCGCTCCGACGAGGTCCGCCAAGACCTCGAGAAGCGAGCGAAGCGCGTAGCTGCCGCTGCCGGGCCGGGCCACGAGTCGTCGTCGACGATCGGCCGAACCCGCGCCTTGGCGATGGTCTGGACCGGGACGCCCGAAGCGATGGTCGCCGAAGCGACGGACCGCACCCTGACCCGAGCCGTCGACGCAGCCCGTTGAACCCGGAGGTGATCGGTGGAGCGCATCTTGTTTCCCGACGCCGCCGCCGCGGTGATCGGCGCCCTCAACGCCCAACTCCCCGAGCTCGGCTTCGCGAGCGTTCCGGTGCGTTCCCGCATCCCGTCCACCAGGCCCACAAGGTTCGTCCTCGTCTTCCGTACCGGCGGCCCGGCCGTGAACATCGTGACCGACCTCGTCCAGCTGACGATTGAAGCTTGGGCGTCCAGCGACGCCGAAGCCCACGACCTCGCCCAGGCCGCCCGAGCCATCGTCGGCGGCCTCGAGGGGTCGGTGACAGGCGGCGTGACGGTCTACAGCGTCACCGAGTTCTCCGGTCCGGCGTACCTGCCTGACCCCGCTTCCGACCAGTCCCGGTTCACCTGGACGACGTCGATCACCACGCGCGGCATCGCCGCGTAAGCCCGCACGGCAAACCCCCTTATCCAACATTCAGGAGGCCCCCGTGGCTAACGACGCATCCCTGGTCCGCGTTGCGGCGGCCGGCAAGATCTATCACGCGCCAGTCGGCACGACGCTGCCGACGGACACCACCACCGCTCTCGCCATCGGCTTCGTCGAGGTGGGCTACATCTCCGACGAGGGCGTGTCGGCCGACCCCGAGGAGTCCACGTCGGACATCCGCGCCTGGGGCGGCGACCTGGTCCGCCGGGTCATCAACGAGTACGGCGAGACCTACGGGTTCACCATGCTCGAGACCAACGCGAACTCGATCGAGGCGTACTACGGCAACGGCGATGAGACCGCCTGGGAGGGCAAGCAGGCCGAGATCCGCAAGGCGTGGGTGCTGCACATCACCGATGGCGCGGCCATCCGCCGCATCGTTCTCCCTGACGCCCAGGTCACCGACCGCGGCGGGATCACGTACGCCACGTCGGAGGCCATCGCCTATCCGGTGACGGTGTCGACGTACCCGAACGGGACCGGCGTGCACTCGTTCCACTACGCGTCCGTCGCGTGAGTCGACGGGTGACGGCGTCCTGTGCGGGCTCGTCGTCACCCGTCGAACCTTCGCCCGCACATGACCCCCTGAAGGAAGCCCGCACATGAGCAACAAGCCCAACAACCCCGCGCATCGACCGGCCGCCGACGAGGTGTTCGACGCTTCGTCGATGCTCGAAGAGGTCAAGGCCGGGTCGCGCAAGTTCAAGCTCGGCGGCGAGGTGTTCGACCTCCCGGCGCCGACCGCCTGGCCCGACGAGGCGTTCATCGCGGCGAACCGTGAGGACCCGCTGACCGCGGCGACCCTCATCCTCGGCGAGGAAGACTACAAGCGGTTCAAGGCCGCTGGCGGCAACGCCTTGTTCTTGCAGACGATGGTCGAGAAGCTGCACGGCGCGTCCGTGGGGGAATCCTCGGGCTCGTCCTCTTCCTGAGGAAGTACGGCGAGCCCGTCGAGGCGGACTTCCTGCGGTACTACCAGCTCGATCTCCACGACCTCGGCACTGACCGCCTGACGTGGCGACGGCTGGGTTCGTTGTTGCGGTTCTTGCCGCGTGAGTCGGTGACGGTGCAGGAGATCCTCGGCGACGAGGCTCGCTGGTCCGACACCGAGCACCTGCTGGCGCTCGCCGTCGATTCGATGCGGAGCCTGAACTGGCTCTACTCACACGGCAGCCGAGCGTTCAAGGGCGTGCCGAAGAAGCCGCCGGACCCGGTCCGCCGGCCCGGTGACGTGTCGCAGGTCGACGGCATGACGCTGACGCGCAACGTGTCGGAGAAGACGCAGGTGACGGCGGGATCGCTGACGCTCGCTGACCTCGACGCAGCCATCGCACGACAGACCGGAACGCGGTCAGGAATCGCCGAGGAGGTGTGATGGCTGTTGTTCTCGCCACAGGGCTCGTAGAGCTTCAGCCGACCGCCCGCGGGTTCCAGCGAGCCATCAGCCGTGAGATTGGCCCCGACCTCCGCAGGGCCGGCGAGCGGGCCGGTGACGACACGTCACGGTCGTTTGGTTCGCGGTTCACGAAGGGGATGCAAGGTCACGGCCGGCAGGCGGCAGTAGCTCTTGCTGCGTCGTTCGCCGGGGCTGCCATCTTGGGCAAGGCCGCTGTCGATGCTGCGTCGAACCTCGAGGAGACGCAGAACAAGGTCAACGTCGTGTTCGGCGAGGGCGCCGACGAAATCAACCGGTGGGCTCGGACTGCCGCGACCAGGATCGGTCAGTCGGAACGGCAGGCCCTCGACGCTGCCGGCACCTTTGGCAACTTGTTCACTCAGCTGGGTCTGACGGGTGAGGCTGCGGCGGGCATGTCGACCGAGATGGTCACGCTCGCCTCCGACTTCGCCAGCTTCCACAACGCTGACATCACTGAGGTGTTGACGGCGCAGCAGGCGGCGTTCCGCGGTGAGTACGACGCGGTGCAGCGGTTCGTGCCGACGATCAACGCCGCAGCGGTCGAGCAGAAGGCCCTCCAAATGGGTTTGGCCGCCACCACCGGCGAGCTCGACGCGCAGGACAAGGCGTTGGCGACCCAGGCGTTGTTGATGGAAGGCGCCGGCGATGCTGCGGGCGACTTCGCTCGTACGTCGGACGGCCTCGCCAACCAGCAGCGGATCATGTCGGCCCGGTTCGAGGAGTTGCAGGCATCACTCGGCCGGGCGTTGATCCCTGCCATGTCTCTCGCCGTCGAAGTCGCTATGAAGTTGTTCGACGGCTTCGCGGCGGTCGGCGGCTTCCTCTCCGACAACAAGCCCGTCCTCATCGGCGCCCTCTCTGGCATCGCCGTCGGGCTCGGCGCCTTCACTGCGTCATCCATCGCCGCCGCCGCCGCCGCTGGCACGCTGAGCCTCGGCATCATCGGTGTCGCTGCCCCGTTCATCGCGATCGGTGCTGCCGTCGCGGCGGCTGTTGCTGGCCTCGTCTACGCCTACAAGAACTTCGACTGGTTCCGCACCGCTGTCGACAAGGTCGTCGACGTGCTCGTCGCCATCGGCAAGTTCTTCCGGGACTCATGGCGCAAGTACGCCGACGACGTGGGGCGCGTCGTTCAGGTGTTGGCGCGGATCGCCGCAGAGGTGTTCGGTCGGATCGTCGACGTCGTCCGCCGCCACATCGATGCCATTCGCCAGATCATCGAGACCGGCGTTGCCGTGTTCAAGCGGGTGTGGGCGCCGCTCGAGGGCATCTTCACCTTCTTCCGCGACAACGTCGCGGCGCCGATCCTGCGCCGTGCTGGTGAGTTCCGCGACCTCGTCTCCGGCGTCTTCACCAACGTCGTCTCGAAGGTCAAGACGGCATGGGCGGGCATCCGCTCCATCGTCGACTTCTTCTACTCCAGCGTCTACGAGCCGGTGATGCGCCGTGTCAACCAACTCAAGGACGCCTTCATCAGTGCCTTTGAGAAGGCCAAGGACGGTGTCAAGCGGGTCTGGGACCTGCTGAAGGGTGTCGTCAAGGAGCCGATCAACGTTGTGATCGGGTTCTACAACGGCGGCATCCGCAAGCTGTGGAACAACATCATCGCCAAGATCCCTGGCGTCGGCGAGCTGCCTCATGTTGCAGAGTTCGCCCGTGGCGGCTGGGTGCCGGGGACCGGCAACAAGGACACCGTTCCGGCCGTGCTCACCCCCGGCGAGTTCGTCATCACCAAGAAGGCGGCGAAGGCGTGGGGCCCGGGCGTTCTCGAGACCCTCAACAACCCAAACGGCACGATCGACCCGGCCATCTTCGGGTACCGCCAGGGTGGCTACGTCCGTTCCGCTGACGAGGCGTTGGCGTGGGCGCGCCAGCAGCACGGCAAGCCGTACCGCTTCCCCGATGTCGGCCCCGGTAGCTACGACTGCTCCGGCCTGACGTCGGCGCTCATCAACTACATCCTCGGGCTGAACCCGTACAGTCGCCGCCACTCGTCGGGCTCCATCGGCTCCGACCCGGCGGTCGCCCCCGGCGCCGGCGACAACCCCAACGGCTTCATCCTCGGCGCCCGCGGCCCGTACATGACCAACAGCGTGGGCGCTCGCGTCGGCCACATCGCCGGCACGCTCGCCGGCGTCAACGTCGAAGCGACCCCGCCGGCGGTCCGCATCGGTGGCGCGGCGCGTGGCGCCCACTCGCCGACGTTCAACAGCCTGTTCCACCTCCCCGGCTACGGCGGGCTGTCTGACGCCGACAAGCAGGTCGCTGCGTCGATGGCGGTCATGGGCGGTACGAGCGTCGCATCGAGCGGCGGGTTCTTCGGGGACATCCTCACCAAGCTCGTCAACAGGCTGCCCGGCATGATCTACGACTTCTTCATGCAGAAGCTGCCGGAGATCATCGTCAAGGCAGTCAAGGACGCAGTCAGCTCGGTGTCGAATGCGTTGAACCCGTTTGGCGACTTCGGCGCCAATGTGGATCGGCTCATCGAGGAAGCCCAGCGCACCACCATCCCCGGCGTCGGTCAGTTTGCCGACGGTGGCCGCGTCGGTCGGAACGGCCCGATCCTCGTCGGCGAGCGCGGCCCCGAACTCCTCTGGGCGCGGCAGGGCATGTACGTCGAGCCGAACCATGAGGCCTTCCCCGCCCGCAATGGTGCTCCGCCGATCACCATCAACAACCACCGCTCGGTCGCCGGCCCGTCGGAGATCTCGCGTGGCATCCAGCTGGCGAAGGCAGGTATCCGCTGATGGCCGGATTGTCCTTCGTCTCGAACGACGGAACGACGTGGCCGTTCGACGGGTCGACTGGTGTCACCGTCGCCGAAGGTGACACCGGCATCTTCGACATCCCCGCCGACCTCGTCATCGAGCAGCGCGTCGGCCTGGACGGCGGCGTGCTGGCGTCTTCTCGGTACTCACCCCGCGCTGTCGTGCTGTCGTTCATGTTGGAGGGCGAGCCGTCGATCCTGCCCCTGTGGGGATCGTTCGTGGCGTCGCTGGCCGCCGGCGGCAAGTTCGTCTACGACGGCCCCAACGGCGTTCGTGAGCTCCGCCAGGTGTGCCTCGAGGCCCCCGGCCGATCGATGCTCGGCCGCGACTTGCAGTACCGCGACGTCGACGTGTTCACCATCTCGTTCCTCGCTCTGGACCCGTGGTGGTACGGGCCGGCCGTCGAGATCGACACGCCGGCCGCCGCGGACGACGTGCCGTTCAACGCCGACATCGCGTTCAACGCCAACGTGCCGTTCAACGGTGGCAGCTCCGCCACCTTCACCGTCGTCGGCGACACCTCGGCCAACCCACGCTTCGTGCTCATCGCGGGCGGCGATCCGATGGGAACGGGCACTGTCACCGACGGGACGCGGATGTGGGAAACCACCATGTCGGTCACTCCCGACGGCGCCTTCGAGGTCGACGCTCGTCCCGGTTCGCGTGGCCCCCATGTCGGCTCCGATCTGGCGGTCGGCTCCCCTGCGATGCCGGTGAACTGGTCGCTCCTCACCGAGTCGTCGCGGGTGTTCGACTTGCCGGTCGGCACCACGACCGTCTCCTACGCCTTCGACGTTGCCGGTGCCAACGCGATCATCCGGCTCTGGTACGAGCCCCGCTGGTTCACGCCATGACGTATCCGGGACGCGTCGAGGATCCGCCCGGGTCGGGGCTGTTCTACCTCAAGGCTGACGATCTCGTCCTCACCGACACGGCCGGGATGGTCGAGGTGGATGTCGACGACGAGCCGGCCGTCCTCCTCCCCGCTGAACTGCCCGGCCTCTACATCGTTTCGAGCTCGTCGACCGAGGGGACGTACCTGCCCACCTACGACCCGGCTCACCTTCCGGCTTGGTCGGTGGATCTGTGCGCCGGCTGGCAACGGATCGGCACCGCCAGCGCCTTCGTGTTCGCAGGCGTCCTACGCGTCAACGATCCCGGCGACTGGGTGCTCGAGGTGCCGGCGTCCGCTGTCTCCTGGTCCGACGGCGCAGCCGCCGTCGACGTCGACACCATCCGCGTCGTTGACGGTGACGGCGTCGTCCGCTACCCCGGCGTGGTCACCGCAGACGGTGGGGGAGCCGGCGGCTACACCGTCACGAAAGAGGGCGGTGGCGCGACGCTCCGCTGGGCCGGCAACGACC